GCTGTCTGTATTTGATTTATGCAGATTGCGACTTATGCGGAGAGGAAATCTAATGGTCAAATTATTAAAAGAAATTCTTGCCTATGCAGAAATTCGCAAGGCAAAAGAGAAACAGGTGCGTAAGCATTAATGTTTAAGTGGCTTATGGGCAGGAAGACAGAAAATATCTACTGGTGCAAACAGCATGAAGCAGTGGACTGTCAGACCTGCCCTAAGTCCAAGCAAGAAATTATTGGTTGGGTAGAAGATGACTAAGGCATTTTGGAACACACGCAGGTATCGCAAGAACAGGGCAATTGTCCTAAAGCGTAATCCCTACTGCGTTAGGTGTGGTCATGCAGGGGATGCTGATAACCCGCTTACTGCTAACCACAAGGTAGCAAGGTCACTGGGCGGTAGCCATGAAATAACCAACTTAGAAACCATGTGCAGAGATTGCAACAGTTCTATTGGGAATGGATTAGGCAGAACAAAGAAAAAAGTCACAAGAATGAACAAGAAGTGGGTGCATTAAGCGTGAAACCCACCCTTTTTTCCACAGCACACGCCTACCCAGCGCCACATGCCGAACATTTTTATGTGACCTTAATTGAGAATGGAGAAATTAAGAAATGACACTTTCAACAGGAATGGGAAAGGGCAGACCGAAAAAACAAAATTTCGTATCTGTCCCTGATCCATTGAAAAATCACATGGACACTTCTAAATCTATGAAGCAGTCCATCATTGATGCAGTCAGTGAATCTGACTGGATACCAAAAACCAATGAACCATATTTCATTTTGGCACTGGCTTTGGCTAATCAGATTGATTCTCAGCCTGATAGAACAGACCGCATAGCGGAAAAGTTAATAGCGGTTTTAAGGGCTTTGAATAACGCTGAATCACAGGTAGCAGGGGAAGACCCTGTAGATGCGCTGATATTGGAATTAAGAGAACATGAAACACAAGTGGCAACCAACTAAATACACGCCACCCTTATCTGAATCCTTCCCAACTTCAGGGGATGTGGTCATTGGGATAGCGGAAGCCTTTGTAGTCATACCTGAACGCAACTATGCAAAGTTACGGCTGACTGAATGGCAGAAGTGGTTGATACGCCATGTCTTAGAACGCTACCCAATAAATCACCCTGACCCTGAAAAGGCGGGGAGGCTTAGATACAAGCAGGTAGTAATTTCAATGCCACGAAAGCAAGGCAAGACCTTGTTAGGTAGTTTGTTCGCTATTTATGGATTACTTGCCCATGAAAGCGCACCTGAAGTTATCTCAGTGGCATCTACCGCAGACCAAGCAAGACTGGTCTATAAGAATGTGTTGAATCAAATTGTTAATAGTGAATACCTAAGACCAAGATTTAGAAAGACTACAGAATTCAAAGGAATCTTCACTGCAAGTGGGGATGGTCGCTATATCGTTCTTGGAAATCGTGCAACAAGTGCACAGGGTATGCACCCAAGCATGGTTATCTTTGATGAACTTCATGTGTCCAATAAAGACTTATGGACTGCTATGGCACTTGGTTCTGCAACAAGGTCTGATGGCATAGTCATTGGCATTACTACTGCAGGAGATGACAATTCAGAACTACTGCTAAACCTTTATACAAAGGGCGAATTTGCAATAGATGATCCCAAAGAAATGGAACGCTTTGGATTCTTTTGTTGGGAAGCCCCTGATGGTTGCGCCATTAACGATAGGGAAGCCATTGAGATGGCTAACCCCAACCTTGTTGAAGGAATACTTACTTGGGCAAATGTTGAAGCCGAAATTGCAACCATGCCCGAAGTGGATGCAAGGCGATACCGCCTAAATCAGTTTGTAAGCGCATCTAATTCATGGATTCCTTTTGGGATGTGGCAAGGACTTAGAACTGGTCACATAGACCAAAACAAGCCTGTCTGCATAGCCTTTGATAGAACCCCTGCATGGGACAGCGCCACTATCGCTGTAGCCCAAAAGCAGGATGACACCTACGCCACAGAACTAATAGCGCAGATAGTGAAGCCTGATAAGGCAAAGGTAATGAAGTTGCTATATGACCTTGCCAATAAATATCAGGCGGTATTTATGGTGGATAGTTATATGAACTTTGAAATGATTTCAGAACTAAAGAACAGGGGCATAAATGTTGCAGGTATGTCCTTAAAAGACCATGTTCAGGCCTCCAATATGGTGTTTGCAAATATCGTAAATGGTAAAATCTCACATAGCCATGATCCAATAATCACAGCACAGATAAATAGTGCTGTTAGAAAAAATATTGGTGATACATGGCGAATATCAAGAAAAGACAGTCTTACAGATATTGATGGGGCTATGGCAACTGTCATGGCAATTTGGGGTAGTGACCAAGAATTGATTTCATTACCAATGATTAACTAAGGAGAAATATTTTATGAATCAGAAAAATAGAAGGTGTATAATAGAAGGTAGTTATGGGATTATTTGATTTTCTAAGAAATACAAGATCAGAACCAACAGAGAAAAGGGCAGTAGAAGCCCTGATTCCTAATCGTTCAATCACTACAGTGAATATAGATAGTGCACTGACTTTAGGTGCTGTCTATCGCTGTATCAATATAATTGCCACCTCTATTTCACAATGTCCAATCAGCGTGTATCGGAATGATGTTGAACCCATAACTATTCCTTCATTCATTTCACAGCCGAAAGTTGGACAGACACAAAGGCAATTTCTATATCAAACCGCTACTTCTCTTGCACTGGATGGTAATGCTTATTGGCTTATCACCCGCAAGGGAAATAGCGTTATCAATATTGAAGTATTACCTGTAGGACAGGTAGTAGTTGAATCATTAGCAGATAGGACTATTCGCTATCACTGGAATGGTCAGGTCTTAGACCCTGCCAATCTTCAACATTTGAAACTATGCGACATATCAGGAAGACCAACAGGCTTGGGTGCAATCCAGTCTGCAAGGAAAGACCTACAGAACGCAATAGATGTTAGGGAATACGCCATTGAATTCTTTTCAGATGGTGCTGTCCCTTCAGGACTTCTCAGCACAGATCAGCACTTAAACGCTGAACAGGCTGAAGCATTAAGAAGCAGGTTTATTGAAACACAGCAATCAAATACACCTGCCGTTCTTTCTAATGGCTTGGAATACAAGCAATTGATGCTTTCACCTAAAGACTTACAGTGGCTTGAAGCGAGAAGTTTTAGTATTCAGGACATTAGCCGAATCTTCGGCGTTCCTGCCAGTTTCTTACTTGCATCAAGTGGAGATTCACAGACATACGCAAACCTTGAAACAGTTAATCGTGCCTTTGTGAATTTCACGCTTATGTCCTATTTCGGTTGCATTGAAGATGCCTTCACAGCACTGCTTCCAATTGGGGTTAATGCAAAGTTTGAACTTGATGCCTTCCTTCGTGGTGACACTGCAAGTAGATACAACGCCTACGCCAGTGCCATAAGTGCAGGGTGGCTAACGAGAAATGAAGTTAGACAGTGGGAAGGCTTAGAACCACTGCCTGAATCGGAGATTAACAATGAACTTGGAACACAGAGAATTTGAAATACGAAATGTAGATTCAGATAATCGTGAGATTACAGGGATAGCAGTTCCCTATGAACAGGTCACGCAGATAGGACGAATGAAAGAGAAGTTCGTCAGAAATTCGGTGGCTGTAAATAAACTGCCAAAACTTTTCTACAACCATGAAGAACCAATCGGACTGGTTAGTAGCATGAACGACCAAGCAGATGGATTACATATCACTGCAAAGATTTCTGATACCAGATCAGGGCAGGATGCTTGGCAATTAGTAAAAGATGGTGTCATTCGTAGTTTTTCAGTGGGCTTTGTCCCTGTTGAACATGCCCTTGATGGAGATGTTGTAGTTAGACAAAAAGTGGAATTGAAAGAAGTTTCCCTTGTTGCGCTACCTGCCTACGAAGGTGCAGTTATTACCGAAATCAGGAATGACAGCACTGAAACCAATAATTTAGGAGAAACAACAAAGATGGAATCACAAACAACAGAAACAGTGGATTTGACCCCTGCCATAGATGATTTGAATCGCCGCATGGCTGTGCTTGAAACCACTAAGACTTCATCCGCACCAGTCCCTTCAATTCGTTCGTATGGACATTATGTAAAGGGTCTTGTTGCAGGGGATGAAACAGCACAATCTATGTATCGTGCTTTGACAACTGTTTCAGATGTAACTGGTCTTGTAACAGATCAGTGGGTCAGGGACATTAAGGGAATCGTAGATACAGGCAGACCTGCCGTATCAGCGTTCAGCACAGGACAACTTCCTGCAAGCGGAATGAATGTGTATTTCCCTAAAGTAAATGCACAAGGTGCAACCTCAACTGTCCAAGCGGCAGAAGGTGATGCGCTAAACAACGCAGAATTTACAATCACAAGCGGTTCAGCCGCAGTGAAGACAATTGGTGGATACGCTGAAGTATCACGCCAAGTAATTGAGAGAAGCGACCCTTCTTATCTTGATGCACTATTTCGTGTTCAAGCAATTGGTTATGCAAAGCGCACAGACCAAGAATGTATTTCAGTTCTAACTGCAAATGATGCGAACTTCGGTAACGCATCTGTAGCAGCAGGAACAGCAGCCGCATGGTTGTCTGCAACAGCAGACTTAGCAGCACACCTCTACAGTGCAGGTGGATTAACCGCTAACTTCATCCTTGTATCAAAGGATGTATTTAAGGATTTAGCAGGTCTTGTAGATGGCGTAGATCGCCCACTATTTGCCGCATTGAATCCAATTAACAACATTGGAAATGCCAATATCCCAACACTTCAGGGCAACCTATTCGGTCTTCCTGTAATCGTGGATGTAAATCTTGGAGATGACAAGGCATATCTATGCAGTCGTGAAGCATTGACCAACTGGGAATCTGCGGGTGCGCCATTCAGAATCTCTGAAGATGATGTAAGCGCATTGACACAGGACTTCGCAGTTTATGGCTATATGGCTACAACTATGAACAATGTCAATGGAATTGGAAAATTCACATTTTAATTAATTAAGGATGGGGTTATGACTTGGGAAGACTTGAAATCGTATGTAGGGGCAACCGCCACTGATGACACATTCGTAGAACAGTGCTGGGATGAAGCAATCTACTTAGTGAATAACTTTGCAGATGCAGATGATGTTCCTGCCGATTTGATGAACAGGGCTTACCTTGAATGTGGTTCAGAACTGTATCACCGCAGGTCTGCGCCTAATGGAATCGCACAGTTTTCATCTTTTGATGGAAGTCCTGTTCGTATTGCAAGAGATCCAATGACACCTGTTTATGCCCTTCTTAGGCGGTATGTAAGTCCATTATGACAATGAATGTAATTACAGCCGCCAAGTCGGATTTAGCAGATGCGTTAATAGATGATGGAATCAATGCTGATTACTTCATACCTTCTCGCATAACCCCACCACTTGCAATCATTTCCCCTGCTTCTACTTATGTAGCGCAAGGGGATACCTTTGCAAGTTTTGAATTGGGTGTGGATATAACACTTGTGGCACAAACTGCAAGTAATCCCAAAGCCCAAGAAGAATTAGATGATGCGATAGTGACAGCCATAAGTGCAATACCTGCACAGTGGCGTATCAATGATGTTGCACAGCCATTTGCCCTTTCAACAGGTAACGCTGAATTCCTTGCAACCAAATTGTCACTAACTACACAAATAACAATTTAGGAGAAACACACATGCCATCCAGCACAAGAATAAAGGGTCGCAACCTTGTTCTTACTTTAAGCGGAACTGATTACGCAGTAGATGCTTCCTCAATCACATTGACAAATGAAGATCAAGATGGAGAAGTAAGAACATTTGCAGACATAACACCACCTAAGCAGTGGTTTTTTGAAATTGAAGGAATCCAAAGCACCGATTCAGGTTCTTTGTGGGACTTTCTTTGGGACAATGATGGAACTGAAGCCATTTCCTTTGTATTCAAACCACATGGAAATACAACAGCATCCGCATCCCAACCCCACTTCACAGGGGAAGTTGATGTGAAGGGTAAGCCACCTATTGGCGGCAGTGCAGATACCACATTCGTCTTTTCTTACAGATTAGACCTTGTATCAGGCACAGAACCTACGAAGGTAACTTCATAACATGTCGCTTTTGGTAGCAGGTAAAGGTTCATCTGTTGTAGTTGCGAATCTCAACAGTTTCCAACGCAATTTGAAGAAACTGGGTCTTAAAACACAAGACTTATCAGGGGCTACAACGAGGATTAGAAGCCTTGTAGTGCCACCTGCTATCAGTGGCGCACCTGTGAAGACAGGCAGACTAAGAAGCACAGTTAAATCACGAAAATATCCCAACAAGGTAGAAGTTCAAGCAGGTAACAACACAACTGTTCCTTACGCCAATCCAGTTCATTGGGGATGGCAAGCAAGAAACATTCCACCTAATAACTGGATTGAGAAGGTTAGGGATGACAAATTCTTTGCAGTAGTTGAGATATTCAAAGAAGAAACACAGAAACTGATAAACAGGGTAGAAAGAGGCAATACATGAATTTAGAAGACATAACACTTGCAGAAATGTCTGAAATTGAAAAATTAGCAGATGCACCAATTTCTTGGCTATCAGATGATGATAAGCCTAAAGGAAAACTGCTTCATGCTTTGAACTTCGTAATGAAGAAGAGGGAAAACCCGTCCATAACAATGGAAGAAGCAGGTAAGACACCTTTGACTGAGATTATGAAGATCATAGGTGACACAGAAAAAAAATAAATGAAGACCATTTCGCTGTTCGGTTAGCGAAATTCTGTTTGGCAACAGGAATGTCCCCAACAGAAGCAAAGAAACTAACTGTGAGGGAATGGAACGCATTTGTTGAAATATTAGGAGATAAACAGCGTGGCTGAAGGTTTAGTAGCAAAAGTTAAGTTCATTGGTGATGCCAAAGACTTACTGAAGGCTACAAAAAAGATTCAAGGTGATGTTGGAAGACTATCTTCATCCTTCAGAAAACTTGGAAACTTTGCAAAGGTCGCTATTGGCGCATTTGCAGTCACAAGGGTTATTGGTTTCCTAAAACAGTCAGTCAGGGCGGCAGATGATGCGGCAAAGGCACAGAGAAGATTAGATGCGGTATTTACAGCATCAGGGGCTAAATCCTTAAAGTTATTCAAAGACCTAAATGCCCAAACAAGGGAAATAAGCCTTTCATTTGGAATTGATGCTGGGGAAGTTGTAAAGGTTCAAGAACGACTATCTGCCTACTTGGAAGCATTTGCCTTTCAAGGTGCTGAAGGGGCTGAGAAGTTCAAGGAAGTAACCAAGTTAGCCTTTGATATAGATGCCGCAGGTCTTGCAAGTGCTGAAGCCGCCGCAAAAACATTAGGTCAGGTGCTACTTGAACCACTTGATGCCGCTAACAGGTTAAAGAAACTTGGCATCCAATTAACAAATGATGAAATTGAATCTATTAAGGAACTTGTTGCACAAGGCAGGATTGCAGAAGCGCAGAATGTCATACTTCAGGCAATATCAAGGCAAGTAGGCGGGGTAGCAGAAGCAAATGCATCAGCCTTAGACAGATTAAATGCCGCCATTAAGTCAATCGTAGGTTCAATTGGAATTCTATTCCTCCCATTACTTGAACCGATTGCAAACGGATTAGCCTATGTCGCAGAGAAGGTGCAGAACTGGACTGAAGCCAATGAAGACTTTGTTTCAAATCTAAAGTTAGATGTGGTGGCATGGATTAAGCAGGGCTGGGCGCAAATTAAAAATTGGGCAGATGAAACAGGATTGGCGCAAGGTGCAACAGCGGCATTTAACCAAATTCTTGAATCACTTGGCTTCACAGCAGAAGATACAGCAGGATCAATAGATGGGCTTACAGATTCTACGAAAGAATACAAAACTGCGGTATCAGAACTTAACCCAATTACAGATACAGCAGTAAAGAGAAAGTTAGCCCTTTATGAAATCACAGAATCACTAAAGAACATATTTAAGAATTTAGCCACCGCAATTGGTGATGCAGCAGGAACAATAGGTGGTGCGCTTTTCACAGCATTTGCCCAATTTAAGTCTTCAAAGATTGTTTCTTTGTTCATTAATCAATTGACTGACTTGATCAATATTGCAGAAACACTATCAATTGCATTAGGTGGGGTTATCCGCCAATTAGGAAACTTTGTAAGCCTTTTAGCGGCAGTATTAACTGGGAATATCTCAGAAGCAAAGAAGGTGTTTGACAGGATAGTTGCAGATGCAGAAGACACTGTAAAGAAACTGAATGTCCTGTTAGGTAGGGCAAGGGAAATAGCCGCTTCAATGACTGGTAGTAACACCGTTCCCGCATCAAGTCTTCCTTTTGGCGGGGCATCCATCATCCCTACGCCAAAAACAAAGGTGACTACGCCTAATATCCCAACACCTTCAAACATTGGAAGCAATAGTTCTACCTCAAAGAACAGTGGAAAGACAATTATCAAGGAACTTCCTACAGGGGTTAAGTCAGGGAATTTACTTGCAGAACCAAATTTTGATGTTGGTTCCTTCCGCATGGCAGATAACAGCGATTTGGTAGCGGAACAAGAAAAGCAGACCGCAGTATTAAATGAGATTGCAGATTCCATAGAAAAGCAAAGATTTGCCAACGCATCTAACTACACAGTCAATGTGCAGACCCTTCAGCCAACAGCACAAACAGGCAAGTTAATCGTAGATGCCATTAAACAGTTTGAAGATAGGTCAGGTGGTAGCGGTTTTAGAACTGCTATGGCGTTATGAGATTAAAAGATGTATGCAGACTACAATTCCAGACAGGCGAACCTGAAGGATTCATCCTAAGTCAGACACCCCTTACAACAGGGAATGATCCATTAGCAGGTCAAGAAGATTTTAGATTAAATGTTAATTCAGTCCTTGATGAAGACCAATTAGATGGGGCAAAGTTCTATTGGCTTGATGTTTTAGATGATACTGCTGAGATTTCCATCAATCGTGGCATGTCAATTGGGACAGGTGGTCAGAACTATCCAATTGCAGGAACACTGTATGCACGAATCGCATCACCCACCATTGACCCTTTCAACAGTATTCAATTTAGACCAAATCTAAAGGTTCGCTTTCAGGTTTATTGGGAAGGCGATTGGCGCACAATATTCAGGGGCAGACTAAGGGAAATCAATAGTCAATATGATGTAGATGGAAACACAGTAGTTTTCTTTGAAGCCACAGATGTTATAGATGATCTCAATCAGGGCATATTGGATGAAGTTGAATTTCCTGCACAGAACACAGGGCAGAGAATTAAAGCCATAGTAGATGCGGTAGAGATAAACAGTGATTTAATTCCTGAAACTTCCTCACATGACTTTCTAATGGCTGAGGAAACTATTAGTCAGAACGCTTTAGAAGCCTGTTTAGATGCTGTTACCCATGAACTGGGTTCTTTCTATGTGACAAGGCAGAACAAATTGAAGTTCATGCCTTATGGACAGACCAACACCCCTGAAGTGCCGAATCCAATATTTACCAACAAGACCATAGATTCAGATAACAAGATTTCCATGACAGGCATAGAAATGTCTTCAGGAAAGGAACTTTTCTACAACAAGGTGATAGGCGTAACAGACAATGACCCTAATATTTATGTAAAGCAAGCGACAGTGTCCATTCAACGCTATGGCTTGGCGGTATATGAGAACAGGGCTTTGAAGTTTGATGTAAATGTCCAAGAAGATGAAGAAGGTAATCCCATTCCTGAAGCGGGGATAGGACAGACCCAAGTATTTAGATGGTTGGACAAATTCTTAGCAAGATGGGCAGATACCCCTGCTGAGATTACCTATAAGGGTCATAGAAGGTTTCCAAAAGCAGTCAGTTGCATAAATCGTGTAAGTGATTTGCGGTATCCGATGGTGGCTGAAGTCGGAGATGAAGTAACAGTGGATTTTGAAACAGATTATGTAGATGTGGAACAGGACAGCATGATCTTATCAATCAGCCATGACATTAACCCTGATAGATGGTTATCAAGATTTGAACTATTACCTGTTCCAAACAATTAGGAGAAAACATGACATATAAATTATTTGAAAGCGGTGAAACACTTACCGCCAATGATGTGCAAACCTACTTCATGAATCAGGTAGTAATCCATGTAGATAACGAAGCAGATTTAGCAGATTTGATTGCAGACCATGCAGATGTGCGTGTGGCTTATGCCCAAGACACAGATAAAGTCTATGCACTTGTTAGCGGAACATGGGAACCCCTTGCCTATGAAGGTGGGGACTTCACCTTTGACAATTTGACCATTGATGGAAATCTGACAGTCAATGGAACTACTACAACAATTGATAGCACCACAATTCAGGTCACAGATAGTTTCGTCTTTGAGGGGGCTACTGAAGATGGTTTTGAAACTACCTTACAGATAACTGACCCAACCGCAGATAGAACTATCACCCTGCCTGATGCAACAGGAACAGTAGCCTTAACTTCAGATATACCTTCATTGACAGGGTATGTAACAGAAACAGGGACACAGACCCTTACTAATAAAACTTTAGATAGCGCAGTTCTTACAGGAAAAGTTACCGCAGATAGTTCAACAGGCAGTAATGGACAAGTTCTTGCCTCAACTGGGACAGGTGTTCAATGGATAACCCCTGCCTCTTATGCCTTACCTTCACAGACAGGCAATACAGGAAAGTTTCTTACAACTGATGGGACAAGCGAATCTTGGGCATCAATTTCACAATATTCATTACCCTCACAAAGCGGTAATGCAGGAAAACTATTAACAACTAATGGAACTTCCGAATCTTGGTCTTCATTGACTTTAGATGAAATACAAATTCAACAAGTTATGGATTATCTATAATAAAGGAGATTAACACATGGCTGTAACAAGCAAGACACTATTTAGGGGTGCGGCTACAACAAGCACAGGCACAACCCTTTATACAGTTCCATCTGCTACTACAACTGTCATTAGTAATATAGCGGTGACAAATACTTCAGGATCAGCAGGAACTTTCACATTGGCATTAGCAGGAACAGCATTACATACCACAACTGCGATAGCCGCAAACACAACGATTTATATTGACTGTAAGCAGACACTTGCCGCATCACAAGCAATTACAGGCGGGGCTTCTGCTACTTCAATTAACTATCACATTTCAGGCGTGGAGGTAGCGTAATGGGAATTTCAGTAATTCCTGCGCCAAGTGCGTCAGGTAAAACAGCGTATAAAAAAACATTAACAAGTGGCACTACTTGGACTGTTCCTACAGGTGTTACTTATGTAAATGTAACTCTTTATGGTGGTGGCGGTGGTGGCGGTGGCGCAATAGGTTCAAACAGCGCTTCAGGAAGCACAGGTGGCACAACTACTTTTACAGGGGCAACTAGCGCTATAGGCGGATATGGTGGGCAAAAACGAGATTACGGACAAAGTTCTCCAACTGCAGAAGCACCTGGGGCAAACTCTTTGCAAGGCGGGCAAGGTGGATTTGGTTCAAATGGTGGTTCAACTGCAGGAAATAATGGCGGTCAAGGTGCTGTAATTTCTTCAACTTTAAGCACTACTCCTGGTGCTTCTATTTCTTACTCTATTGGCGCAGGAGGAAATGCAGGAACTAATGGAGGACCAAGTGCTGGTGGTTCTGGAAAAATAGATATTGAATATTGGGCATAAGGAGAAAAAATGAAACCAGAAGATAGATTATTTGCAGTAATAGAAGATAACAAAATTGTAAATATTATTGTTGGGGTAGAAGATGAAGTAGTAGCGGCTAATCCTGATAAATATGTGGAATACACAAATGGATTTCCACATGAAAGATTTGTCAATTTAGACTATAACAACTTCATTCAGATTGCTTTGGCTGAAGAACTGATTAATGAATGACTTTATTCAAATACTTAGTTCAATTATCGTTGGCGGGGCTGGATATAAATTCCTTGCCCTTGCCTACGCTAATAAGTTCAGAAATAAGGACATTCAGATGGATTTGATCTCAGAATTAAGGGCGGAAATCAAGGAATTGCGGGATAGGGTAGATAAAGTCCAAGACGAACTGGATTCCTGTAAGCGGGATTTTTACGATTTGACCGAAAAGTATCTTGGAATCATGCGGGATTAGCCTTATATTGTGATTCTTAGGGGGTAACATGAGAAAAATAAGACCATTTGGCTGGGTAATTATCGCTTTCAATATTTACTATTTGGTGGAATTTTCTATCGGTTTAAGTGAATTAAGTGATAGTGCCCTCAGTGCAGGGGTTTATATGTTTCTTGCCTTATCTTTTTGGGCAGTTTTGAATGTCATTCTCTATGTGATTTACAAAGTTACCGCCAGAAATAAGCGTAGGTGTCCTGCCTGTGATTCCCCAGTCAAAACTGGATTGACTGTTTGTCCTAAGTGTAACTTTGACTTTATGAAGGCGGCAGCAGGTCAGTAATGGGTTATTTTAAGGACGCTAAAGACATAGCGCAGCAATATAAAGACAATCAAAATAAATCAAATGGAAATCCACCCTCCCAGCAACCTAAATGGAATGCTTCCAACATAGCATTTATTGTAATTATTTTTGTTGCAATAATTGGGGCATTCGTAAATAGTCAAAGTGATGAGAAAACAGATATTAAGTCAAATAATGTGCAACAGACCCAAGTAATTGTTGATGATGCTTGGATACCAGCGAATTTTGATAGTTGGTATGAGGATACAGATGTGGCTTATAGATGGCTTAAAGGAAATGAATTTGATTGTGGCTATGGTGACGCATGTTGGGGAATGATGATTATCAGCAAGAAAGGTTGTCCTAATAGTCTTTATGCCGAACTTTCTATCTTAGATAAGAATGGGGTTCAGATTGGCTACACAAATGACAGTTTAAGTTCTGCTTTGCCTTTACAGAAGTCAAAAATGATTTTTAGAACATATGAAGATGATGCTGAAACTGCAAGAATTACAAAAATAAGATGTTATTAAAAGGGGCATGGAAATAAATCCACACCCCTTTATATTTAATTACTTAACCCTTTTGAATGGTATAACCTTTCCAATTGGTTCTACCTTCTCATTAGGTCGTGTAGGAACAGCATCCGCATATTGACCTGTATTGACCTGTGCGTAGATTCTTAGCGTGGTATTGATGTTTTTATGCCTTAATTGGTCTGAAATAACACGAATAGGAACACCCCTATTAACCATGTCTGTAGCAAACCAATGACGAAGCATGTGGGGATTGATATGGATTTTTTCACCCTTCTTACTTAAAGAAACACATGACCATGTAACAAGAAGCGTGGGCTGACCTTTCTTCCAATAATCTTCCTTTTTCATTGACAGTATTTCTTCAGCCATCCAGTCAGGAATCATGACCCTACCCATAGTTTTAGGGCTTCCTAAATGCTTTCCATCCTGACTAAAAGCCCTATCTACATGAAGCCAATACCTGCCATCCTGCTTCTTTACCTGTTCAGGCACTACCGCACAGGCTTCCCCTATGCGAAGACCTGCATACATGCACAAATACAGGATGCGCTTGTATTTAGACCTATCTATGACCCTATGCAGTTCTTCCTTCGTGGGCAGATCATAAGTTTTGGGTATCCCATCAATAAAGGGGATTTCTTTGGGGGAGAAGTTAAAGATAGCCCTAATTGCTATAGATAGATTTTTCTTAACATTCTGATTTGTAAAGCCATCAAGCAATTGGATACAAAGTGGCGGGGTAATAGAAGAAACCTTCATATCCAATATCCCTAATGTCTTCATAGCCTTCATATAAGACACTTTGGTTTGATACTTATATGGTCTTTCAGATAAAACTTTTTCAACATGTTCTTTGACTAACATAACATTCCTTTCAATGTCATGTATTGGTCAATATGTTGTCGTTATCGCTGATATGAAAGTATTGGTCTTATTGGTTCAAATTTCCCACTACTGTCCACAAAACTTTTGTATGAAACTATTGACACATGTAATGTGTTTTCATTTCAAAACAATTTATTTGTGGACGATACTGGGATCGAACCAGTGACCCCTTCCATGTCAATATTTTGTGCGATATTGCGAAATATTGTCCAATAGATTGTTTGAATATTTAGTTGTAAGTACTTACCTACTTCGCACAGTATGACATGAAATTTGGTCAGTATCTTGTATGTCTGATTTCGCTGTGTCTTGGTCATATGGTTCTAAGGGGCTTTCCTTAATTGTTCTTCAAAGTAGTCCAAGCCTTTAGATACCTCATTCATACATTGTCTAAGTTCACTAATGTGAAACAAAGCGTTCCCTATTTGTCTTTCATCCATTTCGCTTAAATCTGTGCGTAAAGCCTTGTAATCGCCATAACTGACAAGTTCATGGATGGTGTATTGCCCCTTTGCCCTGTCCTTATCTTTCGTCATCTCGTAGCCAACAAACCTCAGTTTGTCAGTGCATCTGAAAAGTTCCCATGCCAATTGCTTCATGATCTCCATGTCAAAGCCCATAGAAGACACTGTAGAACCCTTAATAGCCTTTATTGGATAGGGGATAAGGCTTTATCTAATTCCCGCCCTAAACCTGCCCTTTAGACTTCTAAGCCCAATGTCCGATTTGCCCCATTTCCCTAAGAATGTCAGTGGTGGGTGCTTAAATAGAAGGGTCAATAGGCAGTAGGACTGACACAAGGTTGGTTCTCTTATGGCAAGGCTTAGAAAGGGTCTTGCAAGGTTGCTAATACGCAACAGCGTTGCTGAAAAGCATCGTTGCTAATACGCAACATTGACATTTCTACATATGAAAAATAATCCTGTTATTAGGGATGTAAAACAAAACTATTTAATGATCCTGAAAAAATCTCAGGGTAAGAAAAATAAAATTGTTACAACCCCAAGATTGGCAAAACTAAAGGGTTGAACATAAAACTAATTAGTTATTAATTAAAAAATAAACTAATTAGACATTTCTTAGACTGCTGATTTTATTTTTAATCTAATCAGTGGTCTTACAGTCATGCCCTGACCTTTGTTGGACAAAACGGACTTCGCAAAAACTGAGATGGTATTATTGGATCAGGTCAGAGATTGCATCTGACAGATTCACGAATCGCCATATTCGTCACCTCTTGCCAATAGCGGGGGCAGTCACCTCGTTCCCGCTGTTGGTTTTTTATTATCCTATTTTTCATTCCCAAAGTTAGTTGCAAGATTTTCAATCATCTGGTATCATAGAGGTAGTGGATTAAGACCTTTCCACGATTGCTACAAAGGCTTCCCAGCAAAGTAATTTGAAGTTGGGTTCAAGGTAATATGGCAGTCTGATTTAGCAACAGACTTACAGCCACCTTCTAAGACGAATTACAAAGAATCAATCTTTGAAATTCCGATAGGAGGAAAATTTATGGCGAAACCAAAGCGTGGATTCCACGCCTATATTGATTCAGTTTATTTGGATACAAGATTAAAACCGAAAGAGAAACTACTTTTAATCTTTATAGCCAAGCATGTCAATTTCACAAAAGATCAACCCGCTTATCCTGCAATACAGACAATTGCAGATGCCTGTTGCATCTCTTACAGAACTGCATGGACTTACATTCACAGCCTTTGCGAAAAGGGTTGGTTAGAAGAAGCAGGTTACAAGGCTACTAAAAAGGGCAAAGTCCTCATGTGGCGGGTGAAAGTCCCACCTATGCAATTTGAAGCATCAGATATGCAAAAACAAGCAGAACTGACTGCAAAATTGGTATCTGCATATGCAAATCAGGTATCTGAAATTGCAGATAAACATATTAAAGAACATATTACTTCTAAAACATATAAAGAACATATTAATTTAGAAGATACACCTGTAGGTGATGCCTCAGCCGTTGGCTTCGGCATAGAAAAATCTTCTTCTGAAGAAATATCTTTAATGAATAGTAGAGGGAAGTTATCTCTTGGCTTGATACGGCTGTTCCAGCCGATATTTAATATAAAAGAGGTTGCAGATGTTTGATACAGATATTCAAATGCCTGATCCTTTTTATGAATCAGATGCCTACAAGCAGATTATCAAGCAAAAGGCTAAAGCAAAGCGCAAAGAAGAAAAGCGATTAGAAGCGGTCAAGAGGAAAAAGGCGGGGTATCAACATGGTCACGCTGATTTCTATCCTGATCGTATTAATACAGTTCGTGTGCAAAAGCCATACGCCAATACAGTCTTAATTGCAGTGAAGTTAAAAGGACAACCTTTCCGATTTGGTCATCCACTTTACAAGATTCATCCGCAGACGAAAATATGTGTAGAAGAAACTGGGATGAATTACATACTGGAAACGGCTGCAATAAAGCAATACATAGAAGAACAAAGATTTTGGGATGTGTTCTACGCACCTTACCCAATTAGTAAGCATAGGACTGCAACAAGTCTTTGCTACCGCTGTCACATAGATGACTTAGTGGAATATAACGAAATGAGAAAAGAGGAACAGAATGGCTAACTTACTTTATTACGAAGGAAAATGGTTCAGCAGTGAAGATGAACTGCATACATATTTGGAGAAACGCTTTGAAAAGAAGATGGAAGAAGGTGAAGATTATGACTACGACTGGATCAATGAACGCTAATAGTGAATCATGGATTGAATTCTTCTATTGCCCAAAATGTGGAGGGCAGAACATGGGAGAACGCAGAAGTGATGGACATTTATATTTAATTTATTCTGACTGCGATTTGTGCGGAGAAAGAATCTAAATGTTTAAGTGGCTTCTGGGCAGGAAGACAGAAAATATCTACTGGTGCAAACAGCATGATGCAGTGGATTGTCAGACCTGCCCTAAGTCCAAGCAGGAAGTCATTGGATGGATAGAAGATGACTAAGGCATTTTGGAACACACGCAGGTATCGCAAGAACAGGGCAATTGTCCTAAAGCGTAATCCCTACTGTGTTAGGTGTGGTCATACAGGGGATGCTGATAACCCGCTTACTGCTAACCACAAGGTAGCAAGGTCACTGGGCGGTAGCCATGAGATAACCAACTTAGAAACCATGTGCAGAGATTGCAACAGTTCTATTGGGAATGGATTAGGCAGAACAAAGAAAAAAGTCACAAGAATGAACAAGAAGTGGGTGCATTAAGCGTGAAACCCACCCTTTT